ATTGACGTTTTCAAGGTCCCCGACCTGAAATGTCCACTGCCATTCTCCGGTTTCTTTTTGTCCCCAGGTGTACCAGAGAGAACGCCAGCCAATTAGCCAGCCTTCTCCGTTAGCATCGAATAACAAAACACTTTCATTTGCTGGTGGCAGTTCAGTTGACACTGGTATTACTTTGTTTTCCTGTGCTGCACATTTAGCTTCAAGCGCATCGAATTTACGCACCAGGTATTCAGCATCTGTTTCATTTACTTTCAGATCTCGCGGTACACATCTCCCACGAAGAAACCCTTCCATTTCGAAAACATTCATGCGCATTTGCGTAACTCCGATAACTCGTTAAAGCGTTCCATAAACATCCCGTAAGCGAACAGGTGTACTTAAGGCAATATTTGGTGATGATGCCGAAACCCTTCAGGTGGTCAATGCGCTGATCGATAAAGGAAAGGATGGTTACGATCAGATCCAGCAAAAGATGAATAAACAGGCCAGCCTGAATAAACGTGTTCAGGCACAGCTTGGTACGCTGTCCAACCTGTGGGAGGCAATGACGGGGACCGCAACTAACGGCCTTGCGGCTATTGGCGGCGCATTTTCTGGTGACGCCAAAAATATCACGCAATGGCTGGGGGAGTTGGGGGAAAAATTCACGAAGTTTGCGGATGAAAATCCCCGGGTTATTCGCGGCGTCGTCGGGCTTGCTGCCGGTCTTGCGATTCTGAAACTGGGATTGATGGGCGTGGGCAGTGCCATCAGCATTGTCAGCAGGATCATGTCGATGACGCCGATTGGCATGATTGCGACGGCGATAGCCCTGGCTGCGGGATTAATTATCACTAACTGGGATGTTGTCGGACCTTATTTCAAGAAGCTCTGGGAAACCATTGGTCCTTATTTTGAGGCTGGCTGGGAACTCCTTAAGAAAGTTTTTGCCTGGTCGCCGCTGGGGATGGTGATCAATAACTGGGGGCCGGTTGTTAAGTGGTTTCAGGATATGTGGGACAAGCTGAAGCCAATTATTGAGTGGTTTACCGACAGTTCCGGTGACACGGTCGATGCCATTAACTCTGCGCAGTGGGGCGCGGGTGCTTATGATGCTTATGGGACGGGAATACCGGCACGGGGATACACTCCTTATCCGGCGGTGGATCCGGCTCAGGCAAACAACGCCTCCGATGCCACAGGCTCGAATCCCTTCATGATTAATAAAGCTACCGCGCCAAAAGTTGATGGTGAGATCAAGGTATCATTTATAAATATGCCACCAGGTATGCGGGTTACGGAAACACGCTCCAGTGGCATTGATATAAATCACGATGTTGGCTATACCCGATTTTGGTAGCCAGGATTCCCCTCACATGTATTGCTGGTTGTAAGTCATAAATAGAGTGATAGAATTAATGCACATTTAGAAAAATGTTAATAGGCGAAAAATGAAAGGCTATATCACAGCAAGTGTAATTCTTGGAGCAGCGGCTATTTTTTCATCTCTCATAATCTCTGGCAACATCTCCTTTAAAGATGAACATATTATTCAGTTATCTGGAGGAGCCATAAAACTTGGTGATGTTTATAAAGAAAATAAATTGATAAGTGCAAAGATTATTTTTCCAGATAATCAGGGTGAACAGATTCTTGTTGTCGACGGCAATCCTGAAAACTTTAAGGAGGATTTTCAGGAGAAATTAAATAAAGTAATAAAAACTTTAAATGCGTCAAAGAAAAAAGATGAAGAGAAAGTTAGCCTGGATAATTTAAGTGTTATTGAAGAGTCTAAACTAGAGCTCGTTTCTGCGGTGCGTTACTCTGCTCAGTATGTTCCTATGTTTACTCTGACGCTGGACAAAAAAGAAATTACCATGCCTAAAAATACGGTAATATTTCCATTTGCCAGCGATGAAACAGCTAAGTATTTAAATGAACAACAGCAAAAGTATAAAGATTCGTTGTTTCTGACCCGCTAATTAATAAAATTCATTACAAGGCCACCTTCTAATAGGTGGCTTTTTTATTTTCGGAGTGTATATGACGTGGAAAGACAGGCTACAGGATGCGTCATTTCGAGGTGTGCCGTTTAAGGTTGAAGAAGAAAGTGCGGGAACCGGTCGCCGTGTGGAAACACATGAATACCCGAACCGCGACAAGCCCTATACCGAAGATCTGGGAAAAGTCACTTTCCGCCCGTCCATCACAGCTTATGTGGTGGGAGATGACTGCTTTGACCAGCGCGATCGCCTGATTGAAGCGCTGAATAAACCCGGTCCCGGCACGCTTGTCCACCCGACATATGGTGAGCTGAAAGTCTGTGTTGACGGGGAAGTTCGGGTCAGCACATCGAAAAGTGAAGGGCGTATTGTCCGCTTTGACCTGAAGTTTGTCGAAGCAGGAGAACTCTCTTACCCCACATCAGGTGCGGCGACGGCGCAGACGCTGATGTCATCCTGTTCTGCACTGGATGACTGCATCAGTGACAGCTTCAGCGGTTTCAGTATCGATGGTGTGGCGGATTTCGTGCAGAACGACGTTATCGGTAAACCGCGCAGAAGGATAAGTTCGGCGCGGGTAAGAACGGTTTTACCCGTGGTAACCCCCAGACAGGCACGCCTGCCACCGATCTGGATGATGACTACTTTGACATGTTGCAGGAGGAGCTTTGCAGCGTGGTGGAGGCATCCGGTGCCAGCCTGGAGAAGGGGCGGCACGACCAGTTGCTTACCGCGCTTCGTGCGCTGCTGTTAAGCCGCAAGAATCCGTTTGGCGATATCAAATCGGATGGCACGGTGAAAACGGCTCTCGAAAACCTTGGTTTGGGAGAAGGTTCGGCATTACCCGTTGGTGTGCCTGTTCCGTGGCCCTCAGCCACTCCGCCAACAGGCTGGCTGAAATGCAATGGTGCGGCTTTTTCTGCTGAAGAATACCCGGAACTGGCAAAGGCTTACCAGACCAATAAATTGCCTGATTTACGCGGTGAATTTATTCGTGGCTGGGATGACGGTCGCGGGATTGATACTGGTCGCGCTTTGCTTAATTGGCAGCCACACACAATTTTGGACCATGCACACTATATGGAATTATGGACAGGGGACGGACTCGCCGCAGGAAGTGCACGGGAAGGAGTAAACCCAGGAATACTGGCTACATACGGTGACGGGGGAATAGTTAAAACGGACGAACCCGGTCTTAAGGTGCCTTCCTCACTACGAGCTCTTAGCTCTCGTAGTGTTAAACGTTATGGTGAAATTAGTGGAAATGTAGGTACAGAAACTCGTCCTCGTAACATCGCTTTTAATTATATTGTGAGGGCCGCATGATGAATAAAGCTATATTAAATAGCGAACTCATTGCCATAAAAGCAGGAGACATTATCATTTATAATTATGATGGTGAAACGCGGGAATATATTTCTACATCAACTGAATATCTCGCTGTCGGCGTCGGTATCCCGGCATGTTCCTGTTTGGATGCACCAGGTATACATAAAGCTGGTTATGCAATCTGTCGCTCTGTAGATTTAAATTCATGGGAATATGTGCCAGACCATCGCGGTGAAGTTGTCTATAGTACCGAAACGGGAGATACCAGAGAAATCACAGTTCCGGGTGATTACCCTGAAAATACAACCACTATCGCCCCATTAACGCCATACGATAAATGGGATGGTGAGAAATGGGTGACCGATACTGAGGCACAGCATAGCGCCGCAGTAGAAGCGGCAGAAGCACAGCGCCAGTCACTGATTGATGCAGCAATGGCTTCCATTAGTCTGATTCAGCTGAAATTACAGGCCGGGCGGAAACTGACGCAGGCAGAAACAACCCGGCTTAACGCTGTGCTGGATTACATTGACGCGGTGACGGCAACAGATCCCAGCACCGCGCCGGATGTCATCTGGCCTGAACTGCCGGAGGCGTAGGCCATTCAATATCGGGTGCTGTTGAAGTATCAACACGCATCAGCAGCACTCGGTATTTCTTCCATTCGGTGAGAGTTGAAGTTTCTTCATCAGTTGCGATATCAGCATCAACAGCATCCTGACGCCAGGATATTTCACTGTCAGCTTTTTCCCGTAATTGGGATTTTTTAACTTCAGCAATAGCTATTAATTCCTTTTGGGTCGGCTGAGGAATATCTATCAGTGCTGGTTTTCCATTCAGTGTTCCAATCTGTTTTCCTGGTGGAATATCCATAAATAACTTTTTATGTTCTTCCTCACTGACTATTACACCATCATCAGGCCACAGACCTGATGCCTCAAATTTTTCTTTCTCCGATATGGGGAAAAAGCCATTTGCTTTAGCGCTCCATACGTACATATCAATACCCCACCGCTATAATGTCCACATTAAATCCCCCGGGACCTGCCTGCCAGATGCTGGCCCCTGTTAATGATTTTGTTTGATGAACAACCGCCACATTTGCTGGCGATTGTGTTTCAGTTGTTACAGTACCGATATCATTCCAGTTAATTGAGATGGAATAGTTCGTTGTTGTAAACGACCGGGGGAGAGTTATGTGTCTTACATTGGTGCCAACAGGAAATCCAAGATAAACACGCTGAATTATCATTCCTCCAGGTAACATAACCCAGTTAGCACCTTCTCCAAAACCAACGTTTATGAAAATGCAGAAATAACGAGCAAATGGCATCATTCCTGCTTTTGTCAGGGGGAGCTACCATGCTTATTGGCTATGTACGCGTATCAACAAATGACCAGAACACCGATCTACAACGTAATGCGTTGAGCTGTGCAGGATGCGAGCTGATTTTTGAAGACAAGATAAGCGGTACAAAGTCCGAAACCTAGGGCTGACACTGCTGTTCTTGTTGCAAATTAAAGGATTTAATAGTGAGTAGCGGCCTTACTAATGTAAAGCCGCTATAATCATTTTATTAATTGCATTAATCGTGTTTTGGCCATACTTTCAATGCAATTTCCCCCAACTTTTTACCCCGCTCCAGGATTTCATCCTCATCCCATTTATCCTTAACTATAAGTGGAATGTTCAGTCGTAGATTGGTGTGGACGATGAGAGCATCACGTTTTTTCAGAAATACAGCATTCTGAACAGAACGGTTTACGCTAAGGTTAAGCAATGTTAGATTTCCCAACGTAGCTATCGCTTGTTGCCGTTTCCTTACCAGTAGCTGTTCAGGGGTAAGATCGGTTCCAGACAGAACAATTTGGTTCAATACCGTAGCATCTGAATTTGTCACCATATGACCATTTTCGAGAGGCCAACAGGAATACCAACTTTGAGGCATAAGATGATCGATATCGAGGTTAGAAAGATTTGGAACATCAGGCTTCTCTGTCTTCACTTGGCGACAAAGTTCTCTTTCAAGTTCCGTTAACATTGAGCGCATTTTCGGTGCGTCGAGCCTGCCAGGATAAAGTGGAGCATTGATGCAAGCGTTGAGAAATTCTGAGTCCCCAGGCCAACGTGAGGCTTCGCCATTTAAGCTATTGAGGATATTACGTAACTCAACACTGGAAATTTCCGTTTTAGACAAGTGCCGCAATACATTCATAAATACATTGTTGTAATTCTTTGGCGTCAGGCCACATACGGCTCTTCGTACTACGTAGGAGACAAGATCATTATACATGGCTGCTTTCTCATCATCGGCGATGTTAGCTATCGAAATGAACAAAGCAAGCGGATAAAGTGTCGTCACATCATAGGCTGCGATGCGATGTCCAAAGTGTGAGATGGGGGTTGTGCCAAAACCACCAACCAATTCTTTATATTGTGATGCATATTGTTTGAGGCGCTTTACTTGCAGATCTGCTCGTTGTGAAGGCAAGTCCTTACTTACATAATCACGATACTCATTGTAAAGACGAGACAGATCGATTTCACGTTGCCTTTCTGATTGCAATGTCGCATGCACTAGCCACTCCATGCGTGGTTTATTAATACGACCACGACGTTGTCTTTCTGACCAGTACGTATCTTCAAAGATCTTCCACTCATTCTCATATAATTCAACAGCATTAATATTTTCATGTTCAGCGCACATAAAAATATAATTGCGAATAAGATCTGTGGCATGAAGTTCCGCACCTCTGCCATTTAATGTTTCAAAAATTATTTGAGCGTCATCTTCAGCCTCGAGAAATATGCTTACTAGTTTCAGATCCGTCAAGACAGCCTCAATTAATGCTACAGCATTTTCTCGTGGTGAGTGATTTTCTATTTTAATCCACTTTATAAAGGCTTCAGTAAAAAAACATAATGCTTCTAGTGATGGCGGGTGATTAAAATGCTTACGCAACGTACCATGCTGCGTGAAACTATCAGAGAATACATTCCGGATATCGTCAATATTTTCAACATTAAAACTTTGAATAAAATGAGTTTGATCCCGAAAAGTTGGCCACAGTTTGAAGCGCTCTACTTCTTTATTTCGCATTGTGTCTTCGTTTGAGTTTTTCAGGCAAGACGAAATGAGAGGCTCTAAGTTGGAAAGATCTGTCGCACGTAATGCTAATCGGATGGATGCCAGAACATATTGAAGAGTGGTCAATCGTTGCTGACCATCAATAATATGTATGGAATCTACACCTAATAATCCTTTTTTTGGTTGAGGTTCCAGTACCACTGCACCAAGGAAATGGGGAGTTGGTTTTGTACCCGAGAGCCGGGATTGTGCTTTCTCTAGGATATCCTCCAGTAGAGCTGACCATTGGTTTCGCTGAGTCCATACATAGGCACGTTGATAGAATGGAACGCAGTATTGTCGGCGGTCTTGAAAAAGTTGTTGGACAGTTAGCGTCTCGGATTTCATGGTATACCTGTAAGCGACATTGTACAAAAGTGAGGAGTTAATCTGATTTAGAACAATCATTTTATGTTGCTATGATACAACGTATTTGTTACCGGTTAAGTAAAAAACGCGTCTGAACGCTGACGTTTTAGGGCTTTACTAGTTATTCTTTCTTATCTCTTCATCATCCCATCGGCATCCTGTCGAGGTTGTTGACTTGTTGTTATTTATTTTGTTTAGGCGCTGTTTAATTATTATTGATGGGACTGGTGGTGAGAGGTGATTGAAACCGCAGACAGGTCGTATGCAAGACGTGCTGCGGTTGGCTGGTAAATGTTAGATAGTGCGAGTATTGAATGATTTCTAGCTCTAGCCGTTATTGATTTTACGTATTTTTGTATGAGAGGATTTGCATCTCCTGCCACCGACCCTCCATGACTTTACGCCACTGTCTCTAGGGCTGCTATGTGCCAGGAGCAGCCATTGCTAAGTCCATCCTGTATTGTGCAGGTCAGCTCGTTTTTAAAGAGTCCGGCCATCATCTTACTGGTACAGACACCATATACTTTGTGACGGTCAGGCTACATATGCACAACTCAACTTATTCATCTATTTTTTGCTTTAGCATGTCAGTGTTGCTTTCTCGTCGGCGGGTGAGCGGTGACCTGACCTGTCGATAAAGGAACGTAGCACGTTTTATGCAACACCCGCATGCGGCAGAAAATTATTGCCGAACGTTTACCCCTGTCAACAAGCTTTACTTTCTGAGGCGCGCCAGCCCGCGAGGAAAACAATCTGAACATCAAACAATTAATGACACAAGAAATACGATTAAAGATTTTTTTGTGCATGCCGATAGTGCTTTTTTAAAAGGAGAAATCTATGTCTGTCACAATTCAGGGAAATACCTCAACCGTTATTTCAAACAACTCCGCCCCGGAAGGAACATCAGAAATAGCCAAAATCACAAGACAAATTCAGGTGCTGACTGAAAAGCTTGGGAAAATCTCATCGGAAGAGGGGATGACGACACAGCAGAAAAAAGAAATGGCTGCATTGGTACAGAAGCAAATTGAAAGCCTCAGGGCTCAACTGGAGCAGTTGTTAAGGCAGCAGGCAGAGAAAAAGAATGAAGACGCGACAGTTCAGCCTGATAAAAAAGAAGAGAAAAAAGACGATACAAATACCGCTGGCACCATTGATATTTACGTCTAAGTGACAGCCGTATTGTGGCCCTCATCGGGCCACTTTTCGCCATCAGTCTTTTCTTTAAAGACATATTATCTTTGTATCATTTCTGATAGTTAACATTACAAGATATAAGTAATGGACGCACTCCCAATTAGTCTATTTAAATCGCCACGAGTTTAACTGACAACCCATGATCAATTATGAATTGCAACTATTTCTGTAGTCACTTTTGTGGGGACAGTCCACAAAACTGCCAACTTCCGCTTCTTGCTCATAGCGGACCTTACAACCACCTGATTGGTCCGCTCCGTGTCAGGAGCGGATACCGTAAGCATTTTATCCTCTGGAGGGGCATCCCTTTCAAGAAATGCATCCGTTGTGGATTTATGCAACACCTGAAGCTACTAACAAAGAACAATTTGTCTGACCAAAGGCATTTTTTAGCAGCGGGAAAAGAGGGGGAAGTTCCGTTAGCGATTTTAGAGGCTTGAGGCTCTTAAGTGATTTAAGTGATGGCAAATTAGGTGTGGTAACCATGTCTTTTACTGCACAGGCAACATAGCCATCGTGATCAATCAACATACCATTAGTAAACCAGCCTAAATGATTCCCATTGAATCCATAAACATCAAACTCATTGTTCTGGTTATGTTTAAGGTAGGCGCTTGGTTCACCCTCCCAACTATATAAAGTCAACTCGTCATCAAGTGAAATATAAACGACGGCGTTGCCTTGATTATCATATAGATCTAGGTCATTACTCGCAGTAACACAAGCTGAGAAAAGAAACATAACTAGCACGAGTGATTTTTTCATAACTTCTCAAGTTTCTTAGAAAGGAAAAGTTCGAACATTCTATCAAAATTATGAGGACACTAACTTCCGATTTTCGCTCATAACAGACATTCACTACAGTTATGGTAGAAGGTATGCATGCTGGGTGGGGAAAGTATGAAGGAAAAGAAGACTGCTGCGCCGTTTGTCGTCACGTTTATCTTCATTGGCTATGCAAGTCGTAATACAAGGTGGGACAAAACTGAGACACATAAGGCCTCGCAATGGCTTGCAAGGCTTTACATGTTTTGATGTGGTGGGACGTGTGAGCGCAGTGTTGATGGGGTAATGCTTTGAATTAGAAGCGGATTCTTATAATTCGTAATGCGAAGGTCGTAGGTTCGACTCCTATTATCGGCACCATCTCCACTTCTTCAAACATCCGTATTTATCCATAACCGCACTGTTTTATAAAAGATTTTTTGTTTTTACTGTTCGTATTAGTCCATAACTTTCCAGTAGAATCCAGTACTAAATGTGTATAGGATTATGTATATGTTCCTGTTCGATTTTGGAATTCTATACACATGCCCCTAAATGATATGCAGATTCGCCGTGCTAAACCTGAAGCTAAAGCCTATACACTTGGGGATGGGCAAGGGTTGTCTTTACTTGTAGAGCCAAATGGAAGTAAAAGCTGGCGATTTCGTTATCGCTATGCCGGTAAACCCAAAATGATCTCGCTTGGTGTTTACCCAACGATCACTCTTGCTGATGCTCGTTCCCGTCGTGATGAAGCTCGAAAACTTGTGGCAGAAGGAAAGAACCCTAGTGAGGTTCGAAAAGAGCAAAAGCTGGCTCTGCAAACAGAGTCAGAGAACGCCTTCGAAAAGATAGCCAGAGAGTGGCATCAACAGAAGTCTACCAAATGGTCGGCGGGATATGCATCAGACATCATGGAAGCGTTTAAGAACGACATTTTTCCTTATGTGGGAACAAGGCCAGTGGGAGAGATTAAACCGCTAGAACTGCTTAATGTGCTGCGTAAAATCGAAAAGCGCGGTGCATTAGAAAAAATGCGCAAAGTTCGGCAGCGATGCTCAGAAGTTTTCCGCTATGCCATTGCTACTGGAAGGGCTGAGTTTAACCCTGCTGCGGATCTTTCAAGCGCCCTCAATGTACACCAATCAAATCATTTCCCGTTCTTAAAGGCTAATGAGATACCTGATTTTCTTCGCGCCTTAAACGGATATACCGGAAGTCGGCTTGTCCTGATTGCCACGAAATTGCTCATGATTACAGGTGTTAGAACCATCGAATTACGTGCGGCATTATGGTCAGAATTTGATTTAGATAACGCTATTTGGGAAATTCCTGCTGAAAGGATGAAAATGCGCAGATCACACCTTGTGCCTTTGTCGACTCAAGCGTTAGATTTGCTAAATGAACTCAAGATGATGACAGGGAAGTATAGTTATGTTTTTCCGGGGCGGAACGATCCGAACAAGCCTATGAGTGAGGCGAGTATTAACCAAGTTATCAAGCGTATTGGTTATGGTGGAAAACTTACTGGTCATGGATTTCGACATTCCTTATCTACTATCCTCCACGAAAAAGGATATGATTCGGCTTGGATAGAAATACAGCTTGCTCATATAGATAAGAATAATATTAGAGGTACGTATAATCATGCTCAATATATTGATAAACGCCGTGATATGATGCAGTGGTATTCAGATTATATTTTTATTAAGGAGAATGTGAATGAGTAACGAGTTTGATAGTAGTAAACTAGAAAATTGCTTTGAGCTTGCATTGGAAAATATTATAAAGCACGGCGATACAGATATTTTCCCTTACCCATTTGAAAGTCGGTTATTTGAAGATGATAAGGAGAAAGTAAAAACTGCATTAATGCAAACATTTAATGACTTTGAAAATAAAAGGATCGAGATTCCACCAAACATAATTAATAGCTTTTCAAGTATTGGTTATTATGGTTACAGGTGGGCGACCCAAATTGATCCATTCTGGAATGCTTTTTTTCTTGGGTTAGTTTTAAAAATCGCTGATGATATTGAAAGGAATAGATCTACTAAAACGCAGGTTTATTCATATCGCTTTAAACCAAACCTTGCTGATGGTTCTCTTTTTGATAAAGAGATCTCTTGGAGAAAATATCAAGAAGACAGTATCTCTGAATGTTCTAACGATGAAATAAAGTATGTACTTACATGCGATATAGCAGATTTCTATCCGCGTATTTATCACCACCGTTTAGAAAATGCGTTAGATAGAGTCGACCCCAATAAAGATTACTCTGGGAAAATCAAGAAATTACTACAGACATTTAGTGAAACAAAATCATATGGAGTACCAGTTGGATGTCCTGCCTCTAGAATATTAGCAGAACTAGCTCTAGATTCTATTGATAAATTATTGTCTATGAATAGAATCAACTATAAGCGTTATGTCGACGACTTTGTTATTTTTTGTAACTCTAGAGAGGATGCTCATAAGATTTTAACTTTGCTTAGTAAAAAACTGATGGAAAATGAAGGGCTAACTTTACAGAAACAAAAAACCAATATTGTTACTAAAGAAGAGTTCCTTTCAGTAACTAAAGCTAAGTTGCATGGTAATGATGAAGATGAAGAATCTCCTATGAAGGCTAAATTTATGAGTCTTCCTATAAGATTCGATCCTTACTCAGCAAATGCGATAGAGGAATATGAAGAGATAAAGGAATCTTTAAAAGATTTTGACTTGTTAGCTATGCTGAGTAGTGAGTTACAAAAATCAAAAATTAACCAATCTTTTAGCAAGCATTTGATAAAGGCATTCTCAGCAACATCAGATGAAATAATAAGTAGTGCTTTCAAAGTAATGTTTAATAACTTGCATGAGTTATATCCAATATTTACAACTATAATTCAAGTAGCTAACTCCAACTGGCAAAAATTAAGCACAGAAACCAAAGATATTATTCTTGATAAAATAACTGCACTAATTAAACAAGATTCATATATTTTGAGTACTGAGCTCAACTTAGCCTATGTAGCCCGAATGCTCTCAAAAGAAAATTCAGAAAAATCCACCCTAATCCTTAGTGAAATATACAATAACAATCCAGAAAGCATCTTAGTCAAGAACATAGTTACACAGTCAATGGCAAAAATTAATTCTTACGCATGGCTTTCTGATATCAAAAAAAATTTCTCTGCAATGCATCCGTTGCAGAGAAGACTATTGATCGTTTCCAGTTACATCTTAGGTGATGAAGGACGGCACTGGAGAGAGCATAATAAGAAAACATTCAACTTTGTAGAGGTGATTTACAGGGATTGGGCAAGTAAAAGGCATACCGCAAGAAATCTTGAGGATGCGCTATGATATCTGAATTAACGTTTTCTCGAAAATTCACTTCATTTTGGAATCAATTGCTTCCAAATGCTAATAATTTCATACGCATCATTAACGGCAGTCTCATCGAGGACGTTTATCCTCCTCTAGATGACTGCGCTAATAGGTCAAATAACGTCTTTGTTAATGAGTGCGCATTTAATTTATATAGGGCAATACAGAATGATTCGTTAGACAGAAATATTCTTTCAGCACATGATATCTTCCATAATGCTGATTTTCAGGTTGTTTTTGAAAAAACAAAAGAATATCTACAGCGGTTCGCTTACGGTTCTAACTTCAAGCTACCCTTAAGCATGGTTGAGTACAATGCCATAAGGGAAATAGCAAGAAACATTTTGTCTCGATATGGAATGGAAAACCAAATTGAAGTGTCTCCACAATTCGATGGATGCGGAGTAATAAATAATTCATATGGCGATATTTATTATTCAAATGTTCTTGTGGAAATAAAATCAGGAGATAGGAAGTTTAGTGTTTACGATCTTAGACAGGTGCTAATATATTTCACTTTAAACTTTTACTCAAAAAACAAAAGAAACATCAAGAGATTTGAGCTTTTCAATCCTCGGGGTGATGCTGCCAACTTACTGATTTAGTGTATGATGGTGTTTTTGAGGTGCTCCAGTGGCTTCTGTTTCTATCAGCTGTCCCTCCTGTTCAGCTACTGACGGGGTGGTGCGTAACGGCAAAAGCACTGCCGGACATCAGCGCTA